TGACCGGCGGTTCGTCTGGTTCGGTGTCGGCGGTCGAGGTAAACGACCTTGACATCCTGGGCAGCGCCGTGGCGTTTATTACTGACCTGACAACTACCGCAGCGGCGCTTGTAACGCAGATCAATCTGAACCAGAACAAATATGTCGCATCCTCCGTTGGCGCGGTCGTGACGCTGACCGACATTGCTACGGCGGGTTCGCTGCACAACGGGTATGCCGTTGCGGTTACGGCAACAGGCATCACCGCGACAACGGTTGCGTTCTCCGGCGGCATCGACCGCGTGGTGACTTCACCCGAAATAAACGGCATGCACCATCGCCATCTCATTAAATGGGTGCTGCATCGTGCGTACGAACGACCCGATGCGGAGACGTTTGACCCGGATAAATCGGCGCGCTCTCTCAAGCAGTTCGAGGATTATTTTGGCGTGCGGCCTGATGCCAGTATGAGAAAAAAATCTAACGCTTCGCAGCCTCACAGAAACGTGTGCTACCCATGAAACTCGCGTCATTCAACGGATTACGCAATGACATACCCGTTGAACGGTTCGGCGAGGCAGATCTGTCTGTCGCCTCCAACGTGGATATTGATGGTAGCGGCGCAATCTCCCGGCGCGACGGGTACGTCATCGTAACCGCTGGCGCCAAGCACTCCCTGTGGGCGGATGAACTCGGTACGATTGGGATGTACGTGTCTGGTACGGTATTGTACTCCATCGCGGGGGTAGCACTGATGACGGGTCTGACCGCCGGATTGCCGATGGCGTACCACCGCGAGCTTGACCGGGTATATTTCTCGAACGGTACGCAGTCCGGGGTGCTGGATAATGGGGTCGTGCGGTCGTGGGGCTTGCCTGTGCCACCAACCCCTGCCGTCACGACAACCGTGGGCAACATGCCTGCTGGGTCGTACCAATTCACCATGACATATTTCCGTAATGACGGGCAGGAATCGGGCGCGGCGCTGGCCGGTAGGATAACTGTGTCAGAAGGCGGCGGGCTTGTTTTTACGCTGCCCGTGTCGAGCGACGCTACGATAACCCAGAAGGGTGTCTACCTGAGTACCCCGAACGGCGATACAAAGTACCTCGCCTTGGTGGTGCCGAACGCGCAGACGACAGCGACATACACGAATGATGCGAAAGAACTCGTCACGCCCCTGGTTACGCAGTTTCTTAGCGCACCGCCAGCTGGGGTTTTGATCCGCAGCTATCGTGGCCACGTCTATGTCGCGGTCGGCGATACGCTATACCCATCCGAACCTTACGCTTACGAGCTGTTCGACTTGCGCAAGGGGATACCCCTAGACGGGCGAGTCACGCTGTTTGAGGCGCTGGAGGATGTGGACGGTAGCGGGATTTTCGTCGGGACAGATCGGACGTGCGGCATATTGGTTGGCAAAGGGCCCGCCGATTTCGAGTACGTGAAGAAAACAGGGTACGGCGCCATCATCGGGACATCGGTGCTGGTAGACGGTTCATTATACGGCGACGGTTCGCTAGGTGAGCGGCGCATACCCATGTGGCTGACTGTGCAGGGTGTTTGTGTCGGGCTCCCGAGAATGGAAATTCGCAATTTGACTCGGGCAAGGTATACAATGACGCCATCGGGTCGTGGTGCGGGGGTGTTTAATCCGCAGTCAAATCGGCTTATATTGACAAGTAATCTTTAATTATTAGAGGAGCAAATAATCATGGCACTGAAAATTAGCGTTGGAGCCCGTAACTTCATGGCCGGAATTGGATCCTTTAAGGATGCTTTCCAAAATGGCCGTATCGAAATTCGTACCGGCGCGCAACCCGCTACAGCCGAAGCGGCAGTGACCGGTACGCTGCTCTGCACGATCACAAGTTCGTCATTGGCGCATACCGCTGAAGTATTTTCCAGCGGTACGGTGACGCTGACCGGCGGTGCGGCGGGTTCAGTCGACACATTGACGGTGAACAGTATCGACATTCTCGGCGGCGCGGTTCCGATCAAAACTTCACTGACGCAGACTGCCGCCGATGTGGCTGCGCAGATCAATAATTTTCATTCGACGGAAGAGTACGTCGCGACATCGTCGGGTGCGGTCATCACGATTACCGCAATTCCGGGGATGGGGGCAACGCCAAACGGCTACGTTGTGGCCTCCACGGTAACCACCATCACCAAAACCGACGCAAACATGAGCGGTGGCGTCGCACCGGTGAACGGCCTGAAGTTTGGCTACGCCGCTGCCGCCGTGATTCAAAAACTGGCATCGCAGGTATGGACTGGTGTAAACGCTGCATCTGGAACCGCCGGGTATTTCCGGTTGTATGGTAGTGCGGCGGATGCGGGTGCCCTGGATGCAACGGGTACGGTTATACGCCTGGACGGAGCAATTCTGACAGCTGGTGCCGAAATGAACATGGGCAACACGGCACTCGTGGCGACGGCAACAACCACCATTTCGTCGTTCCCAATCACGTTGCCTACGGCATAAGGGGTAAATCATGGCACTCAAATATAGCACTGGCGCACGCCAGTTTATGGCGGGATACGGATCTCTCAAGGATGCGTTCGAGAATGGCCGATTGGAAATTTATACCGGGGCACAGCCCGCCACAGCGGATGCGGCGGTAACGGGGACACTGCTCTGTACGATTACGAGTGCATCTCTGGCGCGCACTGCGGAGGTGCTGGCGACCGGAACAATGACGTTGACTGGTGGTGCGGCTGGAAGTGTAGACACGCTGACCGTAAACGGTATTGATATTCTCGGCGGAGCCGTTGCTTACAACACGTCGTTGGCACAGACCGCAGCGGATGTTGCAGCAGCGTGCGAGAAGAAAAAGGGATTCGTTGAATACGAAGTCACTTCGTCCGGCGCAGTCGTAACGATCAAAGCTCTCCCTGGAACGGGTGCTTCGGTAAATGGGTTCATCGTAGCATGCACATCTACGACCCTAACGCAGACTACCGCCAATATGGCAGGCGGCGTTACCGCAGCGAATGGATTGCTGTTCAATCACCCCGTCGCAGGGGTGATCACAAAATCGTCCACGCAAACTTGGTCGGGCGTAAACGCAGCTACCGGAACGGCTGGCTACTATCGGCTGTACGGAAGTGTGGCCGATGCGGGGGGCATTGACGCAACTGGTGAATTGATCCGTGAGGATGGATTGATTGCGGCATCCGGGGCGCAAATGGATATGGCAAACACCGGGCTGACCGCAGCAGCGACAACGACCATTACTGCTTGGCAGCGCACGATCACTACTGCGTAAGAGGCGACAACCGTGGCTGCCGCATATGTAAATAAAGGGGCGGCGGGGTATGTATATCCGCACACCACGACAATAACGCCCGCACTGCCTGCATCAATCGTGCCGGGCAACTTGTTGTTGGCCTGCGTTATGACCATAACAAACGGGGCGTCTGCGCATACGTGGCCCGCCGGCTGGACGCCCCTCGATGCGCAGATAACCGCTGCGGGCATACGATCCAGTGTTGCCTACCGGATTGCTACTGGGTCAGATGCCGCCCCAACAGTGTCCTGGACAAGTGCGTCGATAGCGTCAGGCCAAATATTTCAATTAACTGGCACATCGGCTTCGCCAATTGGGGCATTTGGTTCTGCGTTTGGCAGTACGAGCACACATTCCAGCCCGTCTATTGCAACGACCGCGAACGACGCTCTGGTTGTATATCTTGACGCTAGTTTTTCGGGCACTGTTCTGCCAACACCTGCCGGATGGACTGCTCGTTCTAGCGATCCTGACGGATGGGACACCATCTCGATCGGTGACAAAATCGTGGCAACCGGCGGCACCGCTACGGGAGCTATCGCGGTAACTGCGGCGTCAAGCGGTTGGGTAGAATGGCAGATCGAAATTCTTGCCGATCCGAACTCAATCGGAGCATCCACACTCGACCTGCCAACAATCCTCGCCTCAAGCGCCGCAATAACCAACACGCTTGCCTCGTCGTCACAGGTGTTGACCGCAATCCTCGCTACAGGGTCGGCCTACTCGGGCAATGAATCAGTCGCCGTATTGGAACGGATTCTCGCGTCGAGTGCTGCAATAACCGATTCAATCGGCACATCGGATCAAACGCTACCGTCTATTCTTGCCTCGGGAGAAGCGACGCAAGGCCCGGTCGCAACCGCCAGTTTGACGCTTTTGTCGATGACCCTGAGTTCATCCGCAATAACCGGCGTTGCAGGAGTCGGCGCCATCACCCTCGCCCTCCCCACCCTAACCGCCTACGCCTCGTCCGACCCGATCCCGGCACTCGCCCCGATGACGCTCAACGCGACAGCTATCACCGGATCAGCCGGAATTGGCAACATTACGTTGCCCGATATGGTGCTTAACGCCACGGTGATGGACATCGTGGAAGCCGACCTGGTACTCCAATCGCTGTCGGTCAGCGCCATCGCCGTAACCGGTTCGATTGGTGCGGGGAGCATTACGCTGCCGACGATGACGCTCGCCGCCATTGCCTACATTGAAACCGTGGGTGCGGGCAGTATTGTCATGCCCCTCATGCTATTGAACGCGGTTGCCGCCCAGCAAGCATTTGGGGCAGGGTATATCACCGTGTCGATGGATACCGGCAAACAGGCACTGACCGCCTATACAAACTACCCGTTCAACTCGTTCTGCATGTTTGGCGGAGAGTTGTACGGTGCGAGCGACGCGGGGCTATTCAAACTTACAGGTGCGACGGATAACGGCACGGCC